GTGTTCTCACACGGATCCGCACACATTCTGAGGCTATGAGGCGATTGTATAGGGGAAACTGCCACGGCGATAACGGCATCGGAGGCAATCAAGCCTCCCAAAAACGAAAGGGATAACGCAATGGACGCAAACATGAAAGTCGTAAGAAAAGGAAACCATGTCACTATAGACTTCGATGTAGTGGCAGAGAAAGACGCACCTCTTTCAAGCACGAAAAAGATGAAGCTTGGCATGTCGTCAGGTTTCGTCAAGCTTGAAGGGACGGAACGCTGTAACGTGTTGTACGGCTACGCTTTACCGAAGGCGTAAACGTAAGCCTCAGCCCTATTGCTTCTCTACTCTGGTGAGTAGTGAGGCAGTAGGGCTTTTTTTTTGACCCCCCATAGTCTCCACAGGCGGGGGTGTACATACTCACCCCATTGGCTGCGTGCGCCAACTCCGTTTTGAAATGTGTGTCAGTGCTATACAGTGCTAGATCCGTATGATGATAATGCTTAATCCGCATACTACACATGACAAGGCTCCCTCTCTACAGGAGTGTCTATGTCTCACCGTAGAAAACGTCTGGATACAAAATTACAGTTGAGGTATAATTATATTTATGAGATGGGCTTATAGGTACGGCGAGAGGAAGAGGGTATGGAAAGAGAAATTTAGGCCCTTAATTGATTCCGGCCTAACTCAAAAGTTCCCCAAAAGCTACAAGGCTCAAATTCTACGAAGGTCTTCAAGACTTAAGATTAACGGAGGATCCCATACTTTCGAAGAATGGAACAGCCTTCTTGAGTCATCAGGGCATACTTGTATGGGTTGCGGAAAGAAGGGTGAGAAGCTTTATCGTGATCATATCAGGCCCGTCCTTAAAGGGGGTTCTGATTCTATTTTGAACATCCAACCTCTTTGTCTACGATGTAATTTCCTTAAAGCAGCCAAATTTCCATTTACCTTCCCGAGACTACCAGCACCTTAGCAGTACCATATCGTTATGTTGCACGCAATGGTAGGGTTACACATGGATCCGCTTATGTGGGAACGGATTAAACTTTACATATGGCGTATTGATCTGAATGAGGCTTCAAATGTTACCAATACAAAAGCAATAGCACCTAACACTAAACACCTCACTCCCAGCGGCGTATTGATCTGCACGTCAATCCAACACACGATTGGCGACACCGCCATTCCTCATTGTTGATTTCCCATAGAATTTATGCTATAATATTTCCATGAAAGAAAAGACAAGTTCTCATCGTCTCAAGCTTCATGCGTCGCTGTGTAAAATCTGCAACCATCCCGATCGTAAGGAAATCGAACTGGATTATGTTCACTGTATCCCTTGGACCGAAATCAAAAGGCGATACGAGATCCCTTTCGATTATCAGATCAATGGACACGCACGAGCCCTCAAGCTGGATGAGAAACGGGACCGGAAGAACTGGTACTGGCGGATCATGGAGCGATTCGACTTTAAAAAGATCTCCGCTTCAGAAGCCATCGAAGCCGCAAAGCAGCTCGACAGACTCGAGCACAAGCTTGTAGATAATCCCGTCCCTTCTCAGGTACAAGTCGTTTATCAGTTCCCGGCGATGACCAGCCAGAAGGAATTGGCGGCACCGCCAAAGAGCGTTGGAGAGATCCTTGCAGATCGTAATAGACTACCAACCACTACCGACTCAACTCAAATTCCACCTCAGCCCTAAGCGGTTCAGATATTACCGTGGTGGGCTCGGGAGCGGGAAGACTCTCGCCGGCTGCCACGAAGCATTGAGACTCAGTCTAGACCATCCTCATAACTTCGGAGTGATATGCCGTGAGACCTATCAAGAGCTCGAAGACTCCACGATGCGAACTTTTTTCGAGCAAGTCTGCCCTCAGGAACTCATACAAAATTTCAATAAACAGTCAAAACATCTATACCTTTTCAATGGTTCGGAGATCATCTTCCGGTCACTGGACCGTCCTGAGAAGTTCCGGTCAGATGAATTCGGATGGTTCTATATCGACGAGGCGAGTGAATGTCCGGAGGATGCCTTCAAATTTCTCATGGGCCGACTCAGAAGAAAGCAAGTCTCGAGGACCTGCGGGTTCATGACAAGCAACCCGGTGAACGTCACTCACTGGCTTTACGATTGGTTCGTGAAAAAGAAGTTAGAAGAGTTCGAAGAGTTTCATGCTCCTACCTATGAAAACGTCAAGCATCTTCCCGAAGGATACATCGCTTCTCTGGAAAGGAATTATCCTCCGAGCTGGGTGAAGAAGTATTTGAACGGAGACTGGGGCTTTACTGAGGGCGGGCAGCCGTGCTTCACCAATTACCGTGAGGACCTGCACGTCAAACAGTTGAAGTACATACCGGAAGAACCAGTTTATGTCGGCCTTGATTTCGGGTTCCGTCGCCCTGCCGCAGTCTTCACTCAGTTGGATCCTTCCGACAGGTGGTGCATTCTCAAAGAGTACATGCCTGAGAATATCACCGTTCATGATTTCTCGGCTGGGATTTTAAAAATTCAAAATCAAATGTTCCCGCACGCTTCACGCTTCGTTTACTACGGCGATCCCGCTTCAAGACAAACCTCCGACAAATCTGAGAAAACCACGGCTGATATTTTAAGAGATTACGGGATCAATGTTTATTCCCGGAAGACATCTCCTGTCGCAAGAGTTGAGATCATTCAAAAAAAATTGCAGACATGGTACGGAGATCGTCCTAGTATGCTCACTGATTCGGGATGCACTTTTTTAAATGATGCGTTGGCGGGCGGATATCATTACAAAGCGAACACCGAAGACGTGGAGAAGGATGGGCTCTATGAGCATATCGTCGACGCTCTCGGCTATCTTGCTGTCGGACTCTTTTCCCAGATTAACGCAGAGACTTTGCGTGGAGATTCCCGACCTAGAAAGCTCGCAAACCTTAAGCGATAGTTTTTTGTTCGACCATCCGGACATGTTGACGGATGGCTTTGAGAATTATTTAAAAGAAAGGTACGGTGTCTAATGCAATCAGGAGCTGCCTGCGGCATACAAACTTCCAAGCACAAAAAGATCTCCACGAAGATGGGTCGTGGCGGAGCGATCAAGCATCACAAGGGTCCTTCTGCAACCACGTCTCATAGGAAAGCCAAGTAGTGGTCACGAACACCAGCTCAGCCGGGGAGCTTACAAAACCCGGGTACAAGAAAAAGAAGAGGAAAACATGGCCGAAGAAAAAAAAGGCATAACGCTCTCTTTAGAAAAAGAGCAGGAGCTTTTGACTCTTGTCTGCAAGAATTACAACGACACGATCTCTTCGGCGTGGCGCACCCGTTTAAAAACGGAGTGGGATGATTTCCATAAGATGTACCTCGGGAAACAGGATCCCTCTTCTTTTCCATGGACTGACGCATCCAATCTTGATCTTGGCATCGTCGAGATGTGCGTTGATAATTTAAAGTCCCGCTACAAACTCTCCACCATCGGTGCCAATCCGATGTTTAACGTGATCCCCGTAACCGAAGCCGGCGAAGAATTCAAGCAACGAGTCTGTGATTCCATGGTTTATATTCTGGATACAGACATTGATATCGACAAGCGTCTCGATCTCATCGCTCAAAGGACCGTAGAATTCGGAACCTGCATTGCGAAACTCTTCTGGAAGAAGGACATGATCGAGAAGAAGGAGTATCAAGAGGTTGCGGGGGTGATGTTCCCAGCGGATAAAGTTGATATCGAAGAGAAAGGATGTCTCGATGTCATAGATCTGGAGGACATCATCGTCCCCGAAGGAGCGGAGTCGGATATCAATAAACTCCCGTGGATCTATCACAGAGTGTGGTACTCCCTTTACGATCTTGAGAAGAAAGTGAAAATGGGTATTTACACTCAAGACGCTGTTGATAAAATTAAAACAAGTCTTCAGGTCGAGAAGGAAGCGAAGTGTAAGACCGCCGAAGAAAAAGCGGAAGCAGTAAAGAAGTTGCCGGAGGAGAGAGTCGAGATCCTCGAATGCTATCAAAGGTTTTCTGTGGACGGGAAGCTCGAGAAGGAATGTATCTTCTGGGTTTGTCCAAGAGTTAAAGTGTTGATGAAGGGTTTTTATTTGAGGGAGATTTATTTTGACGGGGCTCGTCCCTTCTACCGGTTCGTTTACAAAGACACCGGATCCTTTTACGGAAGAGGCATCCCGGAAATGCTCAAGCCTTACCGCAAACTTCTCAACGATGTTTTCAACTTCAGTACGAACTGCCTCATGCTTCAAATACTTCCTTGGGGTTTCTACAGACTCGGATCTTCATTCAAGCCAGAAGAGGTCCGTCTTGCACCCGGTGTGATGATTCCCGTGGACGATATCAATGACGTAAGAATAGCCCAATTCCCGGTAAACGCTACGGCGGGGGAAGGATTCGTCAGGCTAGTGATGAGCTTCATTGAGAGACAGACGGGGATCTCCTCACCACAGATGGGTAAAGAGTTCCCAACTCGAAAGACGGCCACCGAAGTCAAAACGATCATCTCTGAGGGGAACGTGAAGCATGAGGATCGTATTCAGGTATTTCAGGATGTGTTCAGTGATGTCCTAGGCGGGATCTATTCTCTTTACCGGCAGAACCAGAGTGCCGGCAGGAAGGGTAGGATCACCGGCAACTCAGAGGATTATCATTTCATCGAGCTCTTCAGTGCCTTGGATCAGATGCCGGATTATAATTTCATCATCCTCGGGACGTTGACTACAGGAAACAAAACCGTGGAACGAGAGGATGCCATGGCTCTGTATCAGATCGGGAGCCAGTCCCCGATCATCGCTGAATATCCTGTGGGTCAACTAGAGCTTTTGAAGGATGTGTTCTCGGTCTTCGGGAAACGGAATTCCAAGAAGTTCCTTCCTCCGGACGAGATCATCAAAGCCATATCGGATTCAAAGTTCGCTCAGGTTAAGCAGGCGATCCAGCAGCAGCAGATGGGTGGACAACCCGGCCAGCAACCTCCTCAGCCTCAGGGGCCTCCCAATGCTAAATGACAGAGCGTACGATGAACTGAAAGAGATCGTCAGTTCCATAGGTTGGAAGATCTTGGTAGAAAGAATCTCTCTGATCAAGGAGAGAGCGGACAAGCAGTTCCATCTCAGCAAGGACGAGAGGGAGTTTAGAATCAACAAGGGTCGGTATGATATGGCTGATGAGATCCTTTCGCTTCTGAAGTTCCCTCAGGATATTGTTGACGATGGCGTTAAGGTAATGCAGTTTTCACCGGGTGTAACCGGGGACTCACCCTCCCGACTAAAGGAGAATCTATGACAGATCCGAACACTATTCAGGAACCACCGCCGGCACAAACTCCTCAGACCGTTGACATCAACCGGTACGAAGAAGAGCGGAGGAAGCGTGAAGCGGCAGAGCAGGAGATCGCAATCCTCAGAGACCAGCAGCTTAGGCTTATGGCCCAGAGACCTGCCGCAGTTCAACCCACGCCTGAACCTGAAGTGGAAGATGAGTCCCTCCAGTATCTTGACCCGCAACAGCGAAGAGCCTTTGAAGTGCTCCTCGACAAGCGTGAAGCAAAGATCCGGAAAGAGAGCGAAAAGATGTCAGCGGACGTCTACCAAAGAGAGTCCGCAAAAACTGAAGCGGTGAACATGTTCCCGGATCTTCAGAATCCTCAGAGCGAGTTCTTTAAAAGGGTTGCGATCTATATGGATTCCAATCCTTCGAAGTACAAGGATCCGCATGGGCTTAGAGAGGCCTGCAAGATCATTGCGTATGACATGAAGTATCAGGCCGCTCCGACCCAGAGGCAAACGAACCAACAGGTGGTCAGAAGCGTGAGTGGCGGTGCCGCCAGTGTTGAAGGATCCTCTGGGACTCCTCAGACTGAGGCGGATACACTTGACGCCAAGGCTATTATGTTGGCAAAGAAACTTGGCATTGATGAAAAAGCAATGACTCAAAGGATCAAAGATCTTCAAACCGGATCCGGTGCTTACGCCCCTACTGAGGGGAAGACCGGGAAAATGTCAATCATTTAACAGGTAACGCCCATAGCGGCTGACCCGAAGGAGAAGAAAATGGCAAGAGAGCCAAAAAGAAAAGAGGAAGTCGGTCATCTCGTGGAACACGTGAGAACATACAACAGGCCAGATCCATTCAAGGTTCCGAAGAAGAACCCGACGCTTCATTACCGGTTCGTTCGGAACACACCTGAAAGTATTTCGGAAGCTCAGGCACGTGGCTACGATGTCGCCAATTCTGAAGTTTGTCGTCAAGCGGGCATAGAGCCTCGTGGAGACGGATCGCATAAGGTCGGAGATACTGTCTTGGCTGTAACACCCTTCAAGAACTACCGTGATCGGCAGGAAGACCGGGCCCAGTTGGCCAAGCGTCAGGCGGATCAGGCTCGTGATGGGTACAAAGGCCGTGCCAGTAACAAGGGCTTTTCGTTCTCAGAAACAGTCAAACAAGACTAGGAGGCTCAAGTGAGCACAGTCACAGTCACAAGATGTAAGGCTACCATTCCGGGAGAGATTCGTTGGTACCCGGAAGCGGCGAGCCAAAGCTTCAAGAAAGGGCAGTTCGTGTATTTGAGTGCTGCGGGTAAGCTTACCGCCTGCGCTTCGAATGCTACGGGCTGTTGCGGTCTTGCCGAAGCGGATGCGTCCGGAACCACGGACACAGCCATTCCGGTGACCATCGCAAAGCGTGGCCAGCAATACACCGTGTTCGTTACGAACGGTGGGTCCGGAACAACGACCGCTGTTTCTCAGGTCGGTAAGCAGTACGATATTTATGTGGCAAGCAATGTCTGCTACTTGA